GCCGCGCCCTCGCCGTCTGCCTTGGGGTACACCATGCCGTGGGAAACACCGGCGTGGAACTTGCGGGTGCCGTCCACGTCCCATTTTGCTCTTGCCATAGGTTTTATCCTCCTTTATAGATCATTGTTCCTCTTAAAGCTCGCCCTTCGGGAGAGCTGGCGCATCAGCGCCTGAGAGGGTTTTCTTCAGTACCACACGCTGAATACGTCGTGGTATAAGTTGTCCGAAATAAAATGGCGGTCATGAGAAGCCTTTGCAAGCAAACTCATGGCCGCCGTCATTTCACTGTCCGGTTTTGTGTCGATCACGGTCACAGAATAGTGGAAGGCCTGGCCGTATACTGCATTGTCCGCATCTCTGTTGCGGATCTTTTCCAGCTTGTAGCAGATACAAGGGTATTTCATCCGCAGATTTGCAGGCGGCTGGTAGTACACGTTTTCGCTGCCGCACCGCTGTTTCACGATGCTGCGCAAAAGTGCATCCAGCCCGCTTCGCCGTTCACTCAGCTTCACTGCCATGATAAAGCCCTCCCAGCGTCAGCACGATGCGGGGGTATTCCACACTCGCATCCGTCACCTTCCATTTGCCGCCATAAAGCGTCACATACCGGAGAAAGCAAAAGTGCTCCTGAATGTAAGGGTCTGCGATGATGCTTAACGTGTTCGCAAGGCTGATATCATCGTTCACCTTGTCGCCGGACTGCAGCCTGCGCGTGTTCCGTGTCAGGTCGCCGTAACAGTCACGCTCTGTCACGATCTCCGAGTAAACACTCGGCTCTGTCTCCTTGGTCTCCACGAAACCAAGCTTCCCAAACCACTTGCTCATAGCACTTTCACTCCATTTTGATTTTTGTCATGCCAGCACATCTTCGTTCAGCACAAAGGCGTCCGGCACAACTTTACCCTTTCATGCCGGGTCACTGGCAGCCCATGCCTGGGTCTTCACGGTCTCACCGGTCGCAACGGTAATCGCACCAGTCGCACCAAAGGCCACAGGCACCAGATAGTTTGCGCCCTCCACGATCACCAGACGGCCCTTCTTGAAGGCATCCTCGATCTCGGCCTTGGTCACGGTCTCCTTATAACCTTCGTCGGCATACAGCTTGTGGTCGGCGGTCTTGCCGTAGGCCACATAGTTTGCAACGTGCAGGTCCTTGCCCTGCTCATAGAGCTTGTTCAGCATTTTCTGTCATCCTTTCCTTAAAAAGGCTCCCTCAATGAGGGAGCTGTCGAACAGCGCCGCCGTCAGGCAGACTGTGAGACTGAAGGAGTCTCTCAGGCAACCTTGTACTCAATGGCCATTGCGCCGAACGGAGTGGTCATGGCACCAGAGCAGCGGGTCTCGATCAGATACTTCTGCTGGTTGTAGTCGATGTCGAAATCATCGAACATGTTCACGGCACCGCCCTTGTCTGCACCCACGGTGTAGTCGGACAGGTTCACGATGATGCCAACGAACTCACCGCCCAGCTTGCCCGTCATGCCTTCCATCAGCGGCACAGTCACGATCTCGTTCACGCGCAGCGCCTGTGCCACCTCGGCCTCGTTCTTGTACAGGCGGTGGCCGATCTTGTCCTTGAGCAGCAGCAGGTCGGTCAGGGTGTCCTCGGTGGTGTAGAAGGTCGGGTTGCCCGCGCCCTTGTAGTTCTTGCGGGCCTTCAGCACAGCGGTCATCATCTTGTCCAGCTTCGTGGCAGTGTCGTCACCGGCAGCGGTCTCCACCTGCACCTTGATGGTAAACAGATCGTCGTCGTTGTAGATGGGACGGATATTGCCCTCGTTGATCTTGTCGTCGCTGGAGGAAAGGCGGCCGTCACCGATCAGGTAAGCGCGGGCCAGTTCCTCGTTCAGCTTCACACGCATCTCCTGCTTCAGCCATGCGATCACATCAAAGCCGGTAATGTCCGCCACATCGTCGCGGTCCATCTTCTGCTTCTTGTAAACGGTGGTGGGGGTGGTGGAGCGCTTCAGCAGGCTGAATACCTGTTCCTTCTTGAAGTTGCCCTTGATGTAGCCCTTGGCGCGTGCATCCTCTTCGGTAAGGTCGGCAGCCATGCTCTTCACGCGGCTGAAGGGAATATGGTGCACGCCGCTCATCACCTTGCTCACCCAGCTCTGGTCACGGTCAATGATGCGGGGCGGGTTGTCCAGCAGGTGATCCTCAGGGAACAGCCATTCCACGTCCTCAATGCCGTGGGCGATAAATGCGTCCTTCATGCTGCCGCAGCTCTTGCCGTCCGCAATGGCGGCATTGATCTCGTCAATGCTGTGGCGCAGCACGCCCTGCTCAGGGTCGTTGTCGAAAACGTTGTGCTTCATGTCGTCCTCCTCGTCTTCGTCGTAATCTTCATCGTCGTAGTCATCTTCCTCGTCCTCTTCGGGGTCCTCTTCCTCGTCAAGGCCGTCCTTCGCCATGCCCACCAGAGCGTACAGAGCCTCTTTCTGCTCGTCGTTCATGGTATCCACAACTTCTTCCAGCGTCTTGCCGCCTTCCTTTGCCATTTCGTCGTCCTCCTCATCCAAAGGGTTGTCGTCAGGGTCAAGGCCGTGTTTCAGGCTCAGGCCCCCGTCGGTATAGATAAAGGCCTCGCCGCCTTCACCGTCATTGTCCGCACCATGTGCCACGATCTCGTCGATCAGTGCCCCGGGGTTACATCCGGCCAGCACCAGGCTCAGCTCCCGGATCACGCCGTGCATCACCGTCTGGCCAGCCTTCTTCAGGCCATTTGCAAAAATGCTCATGGCGTCAATGTCGCCGCTGCGCACGGCCTCCAGTGCCGTCTGGCCGCTGGGGGTATCGTTCATCTTTACATAGGCATAAACGCCATCTCTCCGGTTCTGCAAAAGGGCGTGGCCCAGCACATATTCCGGGCCGGAGTGGTTGTGGTTCCACACCACAGGCACCTTCCTGCCGTTGTCGTCCGCAAAGGCGTTCGGGGCAATGGTCAGCCCGTCATAGCACTTCGTGTTCGCCTTGGTCGCATAGCCGGAAAAATCATAGTCGAAATTCATCGCCATTTTGAATTTTCCTTATCCTTTCTCCCTCGCCAGCAGCCGGTCAACCGTTTCTTTTCCACCCGCCATGGCGGTAGGATTGGTCATCTGGTCGGTGCTCTGGTTCAGGTTCTTGTTGCTCAGTTCGTCTGCACGCGGGTCTTTGCTGGGCTTCAGGCCGATCACCTGCCGGAACTCGTTGGAGCTCATGATCTCGTTGCGGGTGAACTTGTCCGCCATTTCCGCCACCGTGCCAATGGGTGCCAGCTTGAACGGGTCACGGAAGAACAGAATGCTCTGCCCCTGGCTTCTCGCTGTCCTGGTCAGGAACTTCCGCTTCATTTCGTCGGTAATGGCGCTCACGATGGGCTCCACGATGCGGTTGTAGTAGTTGGTCATCGCGGCCTCATCTGCGGTACCATTCATGATCTCGAGGGTAATACCCAATTGACTGTAAAACATGTTCGTCAGGTATTCGATCTGCTTCAGAAGGTTGTTTTCAAGGCTGCGGTTCAGCTGCGTCACCCGCTCGGTGCCATGCTTGGAGATAACGTAGAAGTGGGTTGCGGTTCCGTATTAAATCCCGGAACTGTGATCGGACGCTGCTGCAATATTTATCCACTTTCCTCAGTAAGAGGCTGCGTACCTGCAAATCACATTTATAAGTCAAAAACAGAAGTTGTGGAAAAACAGTGAGAATGAAAAAAACGGTAAAGATTATTTTTTCTGTAGTGTTATCTGTTGCAATGGTGCTGTCGCTGGCTCTGACTGCATACGGTGCCTCTTCACTCACTTCTGATTTTACTGTGACAGTGGAAAAGGGAAAGGTATTTGATGAGAATGGCGACTTATATACCGGATGGTATATAAAAAACAGACACAAATATTATGCAGAGAGCGGCCGGCGTGTCCGAGGCTGGAAAAAAATCGGAAAACAGTATTACTATTTTGCAGCTGACTATGCTATGGCGAAAAACAAAATTGTGGGTTCTAAATCTAAAGGATATTATTATGTAGATAAATCCGGCGCCAGAGTTACGTCAAATGAAATAAAGATGGCAGTAGATTTTGTGATGAAAAATTCAAATCCTGCTTCCAGGCAGAGAAATCGTCTGAAGCAATGTTTTGATGCGTTGAGGAAATATCCGTATGTGG